ACAATACAGGCAGCGACTGGAAGTACAGTAAATGTTGCGAGTGGACATAAGCTAAGTGGAGCTGCAGGATCTATAGTTGCACCGGGACAGGTGATACAAGTTGTTTCTGGAACACATGCTACTGAAACTTCATTTACATCTTCAAGTTTTTTTTCAAGTTCAACGGCGGTAACGATAACTCCTACTTCAACATCTAGTAAAATTTTTGTATCCGCTGTAGTTCCAGTTCAGAGCGCAACTTCGGGAATTATTATCTATACATTATATAGAGGTTCAACTAATTTAGGAAATAGCACTTATGGCATGGGTAGATTTTATGATAACAATAATAGAGACGCAAATGCAACTATGATTATTTTAGATTCACCATCAACTACTAGCGCGACAACTTATGCAGTATACATGTTAGCTTCGGGCGGAGGAACTCATTATCATAATATAGCTAATGAGCCATCACATATTATTGCTCAGGAGATCGCACAATGACGACAAAAGTAAAATCTTCAGGTTTAGGTAATAATATAATTACTACTAGTCATTTGCACACAAACTTTGACTTAGACTCATCAAATATTGCTGCAAATGCTATTGGTCCTTCAGAATTAAATCTTACAAAAAATTATACTTTTACTGGCACAGTTGCTGGCGCTGGAGACGCTATTTTAAAAGGTTCTATCGTAGCTTATGCTGGAAGTTCAGTTCCTACTGGTTATTTATCCTGTGATGGTTCTGCGATTTCAAGAAGCACATATGCTGATTTATACTCAGCCATTGGAACAACTTGGGGCGCTGGTGATGGTTCAAGCACATTTAATGTTCCTGATTTAAGAGCAATGTTTCTCAGAGGTACTGGTACACATGGTACAGCTAACATGGCAAAGGGTACAGACTTTTCTGCACCAGCTGTAGGTACTATTGAAAATGATCAAATGCAAGATCACAAACACGAAACAATAATGAGTCCGGGTACTTCTTATCAGGGTTATTCATCATATGCGATTGGTAATCATGCTTACAGCACAACATATAATTTTACTACTACTGCACCGCTAGAAATAAACTCTCAAGGTACTCCTAGAACTGGAGACGAGACAAGACCAGTTAATGCTGCCGTGTTATACATAATAAAAACGTAGAGGTTATAATGAGTTCAGAAACAGAATTACAATTACTAAGAGCAAATAGAAATGCTAGGCTGATAAACTCAGATTGGACGCAATTACCTGATACAAAATTAACTGATTCTAAAAAGGCTGAATGGATAACTTATAGACAATCATTAAGAGATATAACAAAGACATACACAAGCATGAATGATGAAGGATTTGCTTTTCCTGAGGAGCCTAGTTGATTATGAATGTAGATAAAGAACAATTATGGGCGACACCTTACTTTTATAGTATTGAAAAAATTAATTTTGAAGTAGATATTGTTAAATGGATTTTAGAAAAATCTAAAAAAGAATTATCTGTTTTTAAGTCTAATGTTGGTGGTTGGCAAAGTAATATACAAAATAATAAGACAGAGTTAAGTCCATTAATAAGTTATATTAATAGTTTTTGTAAAAACATAAATTTAGGAATACAACAGATAGATATACCAGAAATTTGGATTAATGTAAATAAAAAAAATGATTGGAACACAATCCATCAACACGGTGGTTATACTTTTTCTGGAGTTTATTATGTCAAAACACCTAAAGATTGTGGAAGATTAGCTTTTAGAGATCCTAGACCGGGAGCTATATCTAATTCATTCTTAGTTGATAGGTATGATAATGGTGAATTAAGATATGTTAATATTAAAGAAGGTTTATTTTTATTGTTTCCTTCTTACTTAGAACATTTTGTTGAACCTAATAATAGTAAAGAAGAAAGAATATCTATGAGTTTTAATTTAAACGTTATTTAAGGAAGTTAGATGGCATATTTAGGTAGAGCACCAAATTTTGGAGAGTTTAAGAAAGTCGATGTTTCGTCTTGGGTGTTTAACGCATCAACTGTTTCTTTTCCTCTTGGACATCAAGCTGGTGATGTTAATCAACTTATAGTATCATTAAATGGTGTTATACAAGAACCAACAAAAGATTTTATATTACAAGCGGGTGGTAATAATTTAGTATTTACAACTGCTCCAGATTCAAATGACTCATGTTTTGCGATATCTATAGGCGGAAATGCTGGTGATGCAGTAGGAACAGGAAGTATTACAGAAGACAAGCTCGCGGCAAACTTAAAAACATTTGATGAATTTACAAGAATATTTCAAGGTGAGTCAGATAGTTGTACATTATCATTTACACCATCAGCAAAAGGTGCTTTATTAGTTTCAATAGATGGTGTTATACAAGCACAGAATAACTTTACTCTAAGTGGAACTACTATATCGTTTGACTCAGCACTTGATTCAGATTCAATATTAAGAGTAGTTGATCTTGGAATTAAGAGTGCGGTATTTGTACCAGTCGATGGATCGGTAACATCAGGAAAACTGGCAGATGCATCTGTAAAAGTTTCAAATCTTGATTCATCAATAGTAATAAATAATGTGCCAATACGAGTTAATACACAAAACATTATAAGTAGTATTACAGTAGATTCAGGAAAGAACGCATCAGTGATAGGACCAATAACAATAGACTCAGGAGTTAACATAACAGTTAACGGAAACTTTACGGTGATATAATGGCAGGAATAGTAGGACTTACAGAATTACAACATACTAGCGGAAATAGCGCTATGACTATTACTACGTCTGGTGACGTAAACGTAAAAGGTGAAGGTACAAACTCAACAAACTTACGACAAGGATTGGCGAAGGCATGGGCTAGTTTTAATGGTAGCAGTGATGCTATTGGAGATTCATTTAATACTTCTGGTATAACAGATAATGGGTCAGCAGACTATAGTGTAGGATTTACCACTAATATGGGAAATGCAAATTATTCAATGTATCAATGTGGTGGTTATTCTGGTAACTCTGGCTATACTGCTATGATTTACGCAACCTCTACAAATGAAGCAGAGTTTAAGTCTGTATATGATGATAATACTTTATATGAATTTTCATTACAAACCTGTGCAATGTTTGGAGATTTAGCATGACCGGTCAAATAAATGTAAATAAGATTGCGGCAAGAAGCGGAAACACTATTACGATTAACAGTGGACATAAGCTAAGTGGAGCTGCAGGATCTATAGTTGCACCGGGTCAGGTAATACAAACGGTTGTCAGTCAGTTTAATACTCCTACGTCTATTGCCACAGCGAGTTTTACGTCTTCTGGTCATTCAGTAACTATTACTCCAAAATCTGCCACTAGTAAAGTGCTACTTACTTGCTTTGGCGGTCACGCTTGGAACGGAAACAATTCAAATAAAGTTAGATGCTTTACGATATATAGAGGTTCTACCGATTTAGGTCACGGCACTGCTGGTTTATGGACGCATTACTGTAATGCTTATAATGCACAACCGCACGCAGGTTCTGTTTTAGATTCACCAAATACAACGAGCGCTACGACTTATACAGTTTATTTCAGAGGCCAAGACACCTCAACACAATGGTATACTGTTGATATTGGTGGCGGTGGAGCCGGCTCTAGCAACGTTCCTACAGTAACCTTGACTGCAATGGAGATCGCACAATGAGTACGATATTTGCTGATAATTTTAAAAATACATCTGGTGGAGATCCTGTTAATATTAATGAAGTTAAAACCGATAAGATAACTGGTAAGACTACTGCAGGTTCTGTAACTGTACAAGGTGAAGGCACTGCTACAACTAATCTACAACAAGGGTTAAGCAAACATTGGGTTTCTGTAAATATGTCTACAGCTGCAGTTAATGATTCATTTAATGCTGGTTCAATTACAGACAATGGTACAGGCGATTTTACTAACACTTTAACTAATCCTGCAACTAATGCGCATTATGCAAATACGATGGGTTCTTTGTATGTTGCGGCTTGGGGCCAGATAGGTTTTTTTAGAACTAATACAGCAAGAACAACTGCTTTATATCGAACTGGTTCAGTAAATTATCATACCAATGGAAATGCTACAGATAGTCCACAAATGGATACATCTATAGATGGAGACTTAGCGTAATGCCGATACAAAGATCAAAAGTAAAAAGTACAAATGTAACAGGAAAGTTAGGAGCTAGTAGCATTAATCTTGCAGATACTTTTGCATTTACTGGAACTGTAACTGGGGCTAGTAATTTTGTAAAAGTATCAGGCACAACATCTACTGGAACTGCACAAGGTACAGATCTTACTGCTTTAGAAATAGATTTGCCCGTAACTACAGATTTTGAATATCTTAAATTAATTTTAAGACTTAGAGCAGAAACAACGTCAGAGCAGTACTGGCAAATGCAGGTAAGAGACGATGCTACAGATTCGTATAAGACTGGAGCTTCGGACTACATATATATGTGCCATGGTGGTTATTTAAATACTGGTGCAGGTGCTAGTGGCACTCACGCGCATGGAGATACAAATGGTATTAGCTATATAAGATATGCTGGTGGATTTTCTGGAGATGGTAGTGAAGAAGAAGAACTTTGTTACTTAGATATTGACATTTATAATAATGTTGGTACTACTCGAGGACCAAGATTTTATGGTCGTAGACAAGCTGAAAATAGAAGCACTGATGAATGGACATATACAGATATTACAACTGGTATTGTATCATCAAATATACAGGTTGATAGAATAAAATTTTATCTAAGTGGTGGCGGAGAATTTTCAAATTTTGGTCATACATTATATAAGATAACAAGATAGTATAAATAGTCATATTAAAAGGAGAACTTAAATGAAATATGATATCGCAGCCGCACTACAGGCTTTAAAACCGGGTGCAGAGTGGGTACTTAGAGGTAGCGAATTCTCAGGATTAGAATGGTTAGATAAAAAACAAACTGTTCCAACTGAGGCACAAGTTACTGCACAAATAAAAACTATGGATGACGCAGAAGCAGCAAGACTCTTAAGAGTTGAGAGAGACGCTAAGCTGGCAGCACTTGACTGGGAAGTTGTAAAGGCTTACTCAAATGGTGCAGCAGTAGATGCTAAACTTAAGACTTACATGCAAGCATTAAGAGACTTACCTGCGAGTGCAAGTCCTACAACAGATGCATCTGGGGAATTAGTTGACTCATCAATAACTTGGCCAACAAGAGCTAGTTAATGACGAGGGCAAGAGAGACTGCTAAATCTGGATTTCTTACGGAAAAGACATTTCCGACAGGATCGAATATTGTCTTTCGCTTGAATGATAATAATTTAGATACGAGCATCACAATTGCTGCAGATAAGAATGCAATGGTTGCAGGTCCTCTTTCAATTGATAGTGGTCAGACGTTAACATTACAAGGTAACTTAAGTATAGTATAATGGCAAGTATTTTAAAAGTAGATAAGATCAGAGGTACAGGACTCGACAGTGATACTATAACCCTTGACGGTAGTGGTAACATCACGATTCCAAAGAACGTTACTTTCACCGGTACGACTACAGGTGCTGGTTCAGTAACCTTATTAAAGACAGTTACCCCGTCAAGCGTATCAAGTGTAGACTTTGTTCATGGCAGCGGTGGAGTTGTATTAGACAGTACTTATAAAAGATATGAAATACAGATAGATACTTTAGTTCCTGCTTCAGCGGGTCCATACTTTGGTATTTTCTTAAGTCAAAATAGCGGAACCTCATATGGAGGAAACGATACGTACATGTGTATAAACTGGAGGTATTATACTAATAGTAGTACAACGGGTACGCAGGCTCAACATAATCCAAATTTTTGTTGTTTTCATGATGCACAGGTAAGTTCTACTGCTAGTAACGGTGGAATTAGTGGAAAGGTCGTGTTTTCCGGAGCAGGAACTGCACATAGACAAGTTTTTAAATCAGATCTTTATACGTATGGACATAACAGCTATAATATTTTTTCAGAATGCGTTGGTAGTTTAAAAAACAGTAATGCCGTTAATGGAGTTAGAGTGGCATTTAATAGCGGCAATATAGCCAGCGGAACAGTTAAATTATTTGGATATAAGTAATGAGTAAATTAGTAGTAACAAATATCGAAACTCAGAACATTAAGTTTGATTCTGACACCACGGCTTTTACTATAGCTTCTGATGGTACAGTATCTGGAACTGGTGACAATGCCACAATGGTGCTTTTAAGAAAAATTACGGCTAGTAGTGTAAGTTCTATAGAATTTATACACGGTAGTAATGGTGTTGTTTTAGATTCAACTTACTCAAGATATGAAATAACTATAGATACAATGATTCCAGCTAACGCTCAAAACTTAAGAGTTTATGGAAGTAGTAATGGTGGTTCTTCTTATTATGGAGATAGTACATATAATACTATGGTCCATAGAAGTTATACAAATGGTTCGTCAACTGCTACTGATATAAATTATCATAATGATTCTCTTGCTACTACTCTTAGTACTATACCCTTTGCTGCAAATAAAGGTGGAGTAGATGGAAAGATTGTAGTTACAAATCTAGGCACAGCGCATAGAACACTATTTAATACTGAATTTTGGTATTTTGATACCTCTTCATATTATACAAATGTTAATTGTATTGGTGCTGTAGAATCTAATGGGGATGCTTTTAATGCAATTAAAATAGCTATGACGAGTGGTAATATTGCTAGTGGCACATTTAAATTATACGGAATTAAATAAGGAGATAAAAATGACAAGATTTAAAATGGTAAACGGAGAAAGAATCCAGTTTACTGCAGAAGAAGAAACAGCGAGAGATGCTGAAGAAAAAGAATGGTCTGACGGTGCTCCTGCACGAAGAATGATTAGTTTAAGACAACAACGTAATCAACTCTTAGCTGAGTCTGATTGGATGGGAAACTCTGATATTACTATGACAGATGCATGGAAGACATATAGACAAGCTCTTAGAGATATAACAAAAACAACGCCAGCTGATGATGCGTTAAGTAACATTACATGGCCAACAAAACCGTAGGTTAAAATGGTAAGCACACTTAAAGTAAATAAGATACAGATACCTAATAGTGACAGTGACGTTATATCGCTTGATGCTACTACTGGTAACATTACAATTAATAAAGTTATTAATTCTCCTAATAACCCGTGTTTTCATGTAGCAAAAAATCAAGATCAATCAATTTCTGATGGTACTGTGACAGCTGTAACTTTTGAGTCAACTACTGATGGTGGAGACAGCGGTCAAATTATTAATAAAGGTGGTTTATTTGCGAATAATAAATTTACAGTAACAGCTGCAACAACTGGAATATATT